TTCTTTTTCTTCTTTTTCTTCTTTTTCTTCTTTTTCTTCTTTTTCTTCTTTTTCTTCTTTTTCTTTTTCTGATTCTAAATTTAGGTTATTCACAATATTATTGTATTTGTTTTGATCTTCTATAAATGGATAAGTGTCAAAACTTTCACTTAATATACTGTTTCTAGATAAAATAGAATTTTTTATATTTTTCCTTTTATTGATTAGATCGTTTATAAATTGTTTTTTAGACTTTAATTTAGTCTTTATATCTATTTGGGAAGTCATTGTAAATAAAATGTTCTTATATTCTTTATATATTGTAAGAATATCTAAACAAAAAAAATAGAAAACAATAAAATGAGAAGCGAAAAAATAGTAGAATACTTGATTTATGCGATTGTAGTGTTTTTCATAGTTGCTATATTTTTACAGATTATTTATCTTCATACTAAAATTTCATCTACACAAAATATGATATTAAAAAAAGGATACAAAGCAAATCAAACGGCAGAGAAATTAGCTACACAAGAAAATAAGTTTCGTATTTATTCATGTATTATGCAAAATACAACAATGGCTCAAATATTTAATTTATCTGATATTATAGAAGATGATTTAAAAAAACTTTTAGCATCAAATAAACGACATATTCCATTATTTTGCAATAGAACAATAAAAAATGCTGAAATAATTTATGAAAAAATAGGTATTCTTGTTTTGGATAAAACTGATGGTGCATTAAATTTATATAATGATATAGTTAATCAAAATATTCATTATGTTATAATTAATAACAATTTATTTGGTATTGAAATAGATGGGAAGATAAATGATGCTTTAATAAAGCATTTAGAAAAAAGAAATGAAAATATGATACAGACAATAAATAATTCTATTGTTTTAATTCTTTTACCTTTGAAAAATTATAAACTATTACACCAGATCGATGATAATGATAATTGTAATTATATTTTACATCCTTTTATAGGAAAATGTGATAAAAAAACTAATATAGAAGTATTACTCAATTTACGAAATGAACTTATTTATGAACCTAGTCAAGCTTCTCGTTCAATTATTCCAACATATATCATTGGATATAGAACTATTACATAAAATATCTCATTTTATTTATAATATTATTGAATTATTGAATTAGATGTGGATATGTATATTTTTTGGTATACATGTATAATCTATTCAACATAGATTCACGTTTGGTTTTCTTTTCTTCAGGACATTGATATTTGTATAATAGATTTTCTAAATCACGAATTAGTGCCTTTATATCTGGTATTTGTACATGAATTCCAGTAGACACATCTTTAATCCAAATAGTATTATCTTTATCCCATGATTCTTTGGCAAGTGTATCTGTTTTATCAGGGATTGAAATATCGATGAATTCTGCGCTTGCCATGAATTCTTTATCATATTTTTTGGATTTACTATTTACTACTTTGGTATTTATTTTTGGATTTGTTGTTGATTCATTATTTTTTTTGTCTTCTTTGTCTTCTTTGTCTTCTTGGTCTTCTTTGTTTTCATCTTCTTTTTCATATTCTTTGTTGCTTGATTGATCTGTTTCTGAAAGTTCAGATGATGATATTGTTTGAAGAACATTTTCTTGGTTTTTTGTTTGTTTCTTTTCCAAAAAAATGTTAGCTTTTTCTGTATCAATTAAATTGTTTATTTTTAAACGAAATAAAGTAAATCTTCTCACAATTATCTCTCCATTTATTTCCTCTGTATAATCAATAGTATCGTTTTTTGTAGCATATATTGGAGAATATAATAAAGGAATCATATTGCATTTATCAAAGAATGGAACATCGATTAACACAACATGATCTTTTTTAAAAGCGTGAGGCAAAATTTCAAAACTATTACGTGAAGCTTTGTTTCTGACTGTGATATCTGAGAAAATAGTTTCATCAGCAAACTTTTTCATAACATATCCGTATTCCCTTTTTACAGTAGATATCTGATGATCTGTCAAGAAAAAGTGTTTTTTCATCATATCATTTGGATTTGTCATGACAAACATATTGGAAACAACTTTTTGATGATATGATAAAGCTTGACTTGTAATTTCTATCATAATTTTTCTCAATATATCAAAATTACGTAAATAGGGATTAATACTCACAATTATATCCATATCTGAGAATTGAAAGTTGTTATCATATGGAAATAATAATGTCATCGCTGTACTTCCTTTTACAAGAACACGAATATTATCCCAATTCTGGCAAATATATTGTTTTTTCTTCATTCGTGTAATAATTTCCTCGTACAGATTTAGCACAATTCTACGGTTCAATGGACTGAAAAAAACTTGTGCAATTGAATCTGTCAAAGAACTTACAATTGGGTTGTCTTTCCTCACATTGTTTACTGATGGTTTAACTATAGCTTGAAATGATGGATTTTTTTCATAAGACATCATTTGACCATTATAAAAAGGTTCAAATTTTCTTGCTTTTTCTCTCCAATCATTTAAATCATCTTGATCGAAAATATATTTGGGTTTATAATATGCAATTTTGAGAGAGATGGGATTATCCCTTTCTTCCTTAATATTTAGAAAAACACGCAATAAAAAATCCGAATTCATTGAGTGTTTCTCTAAATAATTGATGATATTTCTTCAATATTAAATATTAAATATTAAAAATCTCTTATATAGTATCAAATTTTTATTTTCAAATTTTTTTTGTTTAATTTATATTTTTTGCCAAAATTTATTGTTCATTATCAATGTTTTTGTCTCTTATAGAAAAAGATCTTTCGAAAGAACTTTTATCAATGCCTGTAAAATCAACAAGTTCATCAATTGTTTTTTGCTTTTTGATATACATTTCATAAGACAAATGCAATACTCTTGATCTTATCCCACCAATTGATCTTTTGTGTATCAATGCAATATTTGAATAAGGTATCTTTTTTTCAATTTCTTCGAAAAGTTGTTTATTTTCTTCAGGAGTCCAATAATTTCCATGATTCATGTATTTTTCTCTTTCTATGTTGTTTTCAATATCTTTATCTTCTATTTCTAATGTATTTTTATTGAATCCTAAAAACATTTATTTCTAATAAAATGATCTAAATAAAAAAATAGATAATAAACAAATTTAATTTTTGAAAAAAAATATACTTGATAATAAGTGAAAAAGTATGGATCGATTACAACGTAATGAATTTATAAGAACAACTTATAAAACTGCACAAAATGAAACATTAGAAAAAGCATTAGATACAACAAGAAAATCGATGGAGACTCTTAAATCTTTCAACAATAGTCAAAATAAACTCATCCGTTTTTTAGCGTTGATGAATACCCTTATGATAATATTTTTTATAGGTCCTATTATTTTAAGTGGTTCAACTTCTAAAGGATTTAAATGGAAATATCAAAAAATTATATGGACATGTGTTTTAATTCTTATATTATTGGGTATTACAAAAAAAGTAATCATATAAAAAATATAAAAATAATAATATAAAAATAATATAAAATATATGATACGATTATATCCATGATCTAATTATTTCTCTCGATCTCAAATCAGATAAACGTATAGGTTCAGGGATACGATATTTTTGACAAATTTCGACAATCTTTACCGCATTATCAAGATCAATTAAATATCCAATAGATACATAAATTCTTTTCCGATTTAATCCTCCTAAAATCGATCCTAAAAGAACATTTGATTTTCCTTTTATATCTACACGGACAATATTATTTGAATTTCCAGATTTTGTATTTTCATATAGGAATGCTTTTTGAAGATTATTCTCGATTTCTTCTCTATTTATATCATCGGCGTCAAGTAATTTTTTTGAAACACCAATTGTAGGAATTTTTGACAAAAAACCAAGATGACAAGCACAACCAAATCTTCTTGGATGCCATTCTCCACACCCATCAACTAAAATGACATCTGGTAAATATTCTTTTTTTGTTTTTCTAATACGTTCTATTAAACGTAAATATGTAGGTACTTCACGAAAACCCAATAATCCAGGTATATATGGACAATCAAATTGTTCAATCATTTCATAATCTCCATATACAACACTCATATCAGATATTTTCATGACAATAATGTACCCAACCGCTTTATATTTGGTCATTTTAGAAGGGGGGAAAAAACTTATATCTACGCCGGCAACATATTTGACTTGATCTATTTTCAACAAATTTTTCATGAAAAGCGTTGAAGAAAGCATTTGAAGACGCATTTCATTTTGTTTTTCGATCCAAACATTTCTTTTTTCCATTTAGAGATATTTCGTTTACATAAAATAAAATGTATAAGAATTTATAATTTGACCCACACACAGAGAGTAATAATAAAAATAATAAATAAATAGAACAATTCAATTTTTTTTATACATACCACATTTGAAATATTCGCAAATTTGTCAAATTTCTTTTGAAAGAATAAATAAATTGAAATGTCAGAATCTGATTATGAAGAATCTGATTTTAATTATCAAGAAGATCAACTTCCTGAAGTTTATGGATGGTTTGAATCAGGTGGAGCAACAGAAAATACATCTTTATCTTATATAGATCCTATAGATGTTGTTTTAAGAACAGACCATAAAAACAGTAAAATTGTCATAGGAAATTCTGATACCGAAAATGAAAATACAAATGCTGCAGTTTATATAGATAATAATCGTATTGGAATAAATTCTATTCCACAAAGTTATAGTGATGAATCATTTTATGTAAATGGAAATATTGGTATAAGAGGAACACAGAGTTATTTTCCCAATAATTTCGTAAATAATATTCATTATGGTTTACAACTCAATTCTTCTAATATAGATTTTTTATCATCTTATAACGATGATAATATTAATAGTTCTAATAGTAATCTTTTACTTCCTCCACATTCATTTTATTATCCAAATGTACGAATGCAAATCAATAGTAAGGGAGAAATTAAAAATAAAACAATCATATCAGAATCGATCAATATTGATAGTAATAAACGATTTGATGTGAAACTTTTAAAATTCGCACCCAATTTTCAAGATGGTGACACGTTTACAGAAAAAATAAATAAAGGTTATACTATAATAACTGATTTGATATGGCGTAAATATTTTAATAAAGGAATTGTTTTTTCAATGGATCAAATTAAATATATAGTATTAGAAATTAAACTCATAAATTCAAATGAAGAAATTCCAAATATTATCATACTTATTAAGCATTTGTATCCAGAAGAATTTTTTAAAGGTATTTCTTATCCTGATACACAAACAATAAAAACAATCGATTTTTATGATAATGTAATACTTGAATCTTCAAAAGAATTAAAAAATATATTACAAAATGAATTAGTAAGAACACTTGTTACGATAACAGATTATAAATTATCTAATAATGGGAAAGAAATACAACTTAAAGTATCCCTTCCAACTCAAAATGATATATTTAATTTACAAAATCAATCCTCTACACAAAGAGATGAACTTTTCATAAAAGGTTATTATTATTATTTTCATAACTTTATCATTGAACGAACTCCTGATAAAGATTTGGATAATGCACTCTTATGCAAAAAAGCAGATCCAATTATTCTTCCTGGAAATATTAAAGAATACAATCTTATATTTACAGGTATTGATAATGAAAGTATTGAGCATTATTTTGTGAACATAATGGATACTATAGATAATGGTAAAAATGATTTAGTGTTCTTTTATCCTTTGAATATTCCTATTTTTTTAGGAGATGTTATACCTAAACCTATAAAAATAGAGATTTTATCAGAAGACAATATTGTAACAAGTAAAAAAGTGAGATATGAGATTCAAGCAGATAAATTTGTGATTAATTATTTATTAAATGAAAATTTCAATCAGAACTATATTAATGATTCTCTATTTATTAATGAACCTTCTAAAGAAACTTCAGGATTATGGAAAATAAAAAATTTTGATCTTAAAGATTTAAATACTGGATTTTTAGAATTAGATGCTTTTTATTTAGATTTATCAGGAGACATAATAGGTAATATAAATTCAAAAAGAGTAGTTGAAATTTTCTTTTTGAATGTTAAAAATGTGAATAGATTAGGAAATAAAAATGATAATATATTTGTTCCTGAAAACACAAACATGGGTTTAGGAACATCTTTATGTCCTGAAAAATTAACTGTAAATGGATCTGCTTCATGTCGTGAACATTTTTTGATGTACAATTTTAACTCATCAAAACCAATTCATTTTCGTTATTCGAATGATTTATTAAGAGTGTATTTAAATAATGGTGTAGAATCTAATATTTCTGTTGAATTTGAGAATAATCCAAATGATTTTGATAATTTACGTTTCATTGATTTTATGGTATCTCCAACAAGTGTTAAAAGTAAGGATAATGAAGCAGCAGATATTCTTATAAATGCACGAACACAAATGACTCAAGACACATTTTTTTCTTATCAAAATGAAGAAAATAGAAATATACCACTACAATATTTTAAAATCAATGGAAATAAAATAGCATCATTTATAGAATCATCTGAAAATACGAGTATAGATACATATGGAACAACACAAACAAAAATGTTGCATACACACGATTTAACAACACCTGTTTACACTTTAGAAAATGTTAAATTAAAAGATGTCATATATAATCGCACTTTTTTTGATAAAGAACATAAAAAAATAAAAGGAATAATTATCCAAATTAATATATCTTATAAATCTCGTTTACTACCTAATGATTTTATACGAATAGATGATGTATTGTTTAAGATAATTAAAACAAATATTCCAGAAGAAAATCCTGATTTTCGCTACATGTATGTGTATCTTGAATGGACATTACCTCAACAAGAGGATTATGTAAAAAAATGGAGTAAAGGAGATTTAAAAGACATAATAATTTATAAAGATTTAGATATAAAAAATAATAGAGTTACTTGTTTGGATTTAAAAGTAAATAAAATAGAATTTAAAAAAGATATATTTGATAAACATATCTATTTGAATTTATCTGGAACTTTGAAAGAAGAAGATATAGAATTTTTAGTATTAGGTCGTTTTTATATGATTAAAAGCAGTAAACCAAGACCAGGAAGTTTTATAAACAGAAATGTCGAAAATATAGTTATTTTAAAGGCAATTACACACATTTCTAGAGAGAGTTTTATATTAGAATTTAAAAGTGTTGATAATATTACTGATTTAAAGAAAGATACGTCTTTAGGGATCGAGTTAGATTTTGAGAAAATGAGAGATATAGATCCAAATGTCTTTATCTTTCCATTAAATAGTTTTTTTCAACCGAATAAAAGACAGTTTCCTTATGAAAAATATAAATTATCTAAATTTCCTTATGAAAAAATCGTAGAAAATAATGTGAATTTGAGTTATTCAGCAGAAACAAATGATAGAATGTTTATTAATTTAGAAAATACATCTGAATTATCTAAATGGATTATTAATACAAATTTTCTTATCAGTCCAATCGATAAAATTTATACTGAAAGAGGTGTTTACGAAATTGTTGGTTTACATCGTAAAAATCAATTTGTGAGAGCACAAGTAAAATTCATGAATACAAATTATATGAAGGCTATAAATGATACAACAATAAGTTATGCAATATCTGGGATTCCTGCTCATGTTATCGATACTGAATTTCCACGAGATGACATAAGTATGGTTTTATATGTGAAAGATATGGATCAAGCAACTTTTGATCTCTTGAGATTATATGTAGGAGATTCATTATTTTTGATGGATAAATATAACATTATTTGGACATTGAACAACATTTTTCAAACACATAAAAAAGGTGAGAATTTAGTTATAATGACATTAGTTAACTTAAATCAAGATGCGCGTGTTTTTGATAATGAAGATCGTGTGAATTTATCTGTTGAACGATTTGTATTTTTTATTCCCATTCAACTTTTTATACATCAAGATTTATCGAAAGAAACAAACAAAACCGATATTACGACATATAGTAAAATAGGTATTGGAACTGAATATATAAAAGAAATGTTAACCGTAGAGGGTTCTATGTCATGTAAAAATGATTTTGTGGTATATGATAATAATTCTGAAAAACCTTTTACATTTTCTTATGATAAAGATACATTCAAATTAGATGAAAATATTGGTATTTCTAAATCAAATATATTAATGCAATCTGATTTGGAAATCGATGGTGTTATTACATCGAAAGGTTATCTTACTAATTCTGATGAAAGATTGAAATCAAATATAGAAATAACAGATATCTATGCTGATCTAGAATTTTTATCTAAAATAAATATTCATACTTTTGATTTCATAGATCAAAATGATAATGATCGAATAAGTTCATTTAAGCAAAAAGGTGTTTTAGCACAAGAAGTAGAAAAGGTTTTTCCTAATATAGTTTCTGATAAATATGGAATAATTCCCAATATTCAAAGAAAAGCAAAAATTGTAATGAAAAATGATGTAAAGATGTTTTATTTTAAAAAACAGGATATTTTTCACAAAAACAAAATATCAGATGATGTCTTTCAAGAAGGTAAAAAATGGAGCATTTACAAAATAAATGATCAAAAGAAAAAATATATCATACAAATAGAAAATGGTGTAATATGTGAGAATAATGATATATTTGTTCCTTTTTCGTTCGATAATATAAAAGATAATACAAATATAGAATTATTTGAAACATTTTTTATTCATGGTGTTTATGATCTTTTGAAAATAGTAGATTATACATATTTACAAATGACAAACATAAATGCAATGAAAGCACTTAGTGATAAAATAAACAAATTAGAAAAAAAGATATCTTCTTTATCTTCTACATCTCTTTCTCCTTCAATTATTTCACATGATGAATCATCAGAATCAGAATGATGATCAAAAAGCAAGGTCAAAAATGTTTATATTATATAAAGAATCAGAACTTTTTTTAATTTTTTTGAAAAATGCCAAATAATATTGATGATCTTTCTATAGCGGCTTGGTTTCAACTTGCAAGTTCAAATCAGTTCAATTTTGAAAATGCTAAAAAAAGAGATGTAATTATTCGTACAACTGATGATACTCAAAATATTTTAATTGGACCAACACCTAATCCATCAAGTAGTCATCCCTCTTTATTGACTTTATCTTCTAACAATTTATTGGTATCAGGAGATATATTTTTGGAAAATGGTAGTTTAAACAGAATAAATCAAATACATCCTTTGAATATAAATGGTATTTCGATTTCAAATGAAAGTATTCGCACTCAAGATATTATTATCAACAATCATGCTAAAATTCGTAATGTATTGGATGCTAAAGAAGTTCATGTAAATGGCAATCAAGTATTTAATAGAGATGGTGAACTCCAAACAACAAGTATTGTTTCTGAATCTATTGATGGTAATAAGATTGCAAAAAATACTATAACAAATGAAAATATTGTTTTAGAAACCCTTAAATCAGAATCTCTTGCAAATAATAGTATTATTGAATCTAAAATTGCTGCAGAAAGTGTAACAACTGAAAAAATAAAAAATGATAGTATAACGTCTGAAAAAATAGTTCAATATTCCATAACAAATAAAAAATTGGATGATGATTCCATAGATACTCGTACTTTAAAATCAAATTCTGTTAGTACACAAATTTTAAAAGATAAATGTATTACAAATGATAAAATTATTAATAATATAGAATTACGTGGTGATCCACAAATACATGGATCACTATCTATAAATACAATCCATGCTTTTTCAGATGATCCTACAAATTTTGATTATTCTGATATGGATGCTTTTATAAGTCAAATTCCTAAAAAAGACGATGATAGTTCTTTAGATGTTTACAGAAAAATGAGCTTATTAGGACGTGATAAGAAAAGGAGTTATCTTTTTACTCAAAGAGAAAATATAGGGATTAATAATGATGATCCTAATTTTACTTTAGACGTGAAAGGGAATATTAATTGTACATCAGGATTATTTCAAAATGGTGATCCTCTTCTTTTTACTCAATGGTTTAGTACTCCATCTTCTTTTACAAATTGTAATCTTGTGTATATGAATGGATTTGTAGGAATAAATCAATTCGATCCAGAACATCAGCTTCATGTTGGGGGAAGTATACAAACAATGGGTGAACTTATATTCAAGGATAATCTCAGCAAAATATCACATTTTGACAGTAATTTGGGTATTTCTATATCAGAACCTCAAGCTACTCTAGATATTGGTGGAAATGTTGCCATAGATAATACAATTATAATCGACAAAGAAAGAAATATTCATGATATAAAGAATGCTCATATAAATAAACTTTTTATAGAAAATAATCATGATCAAGATTTTTCATTAGATGTTAAAGGAAATGTTCAAATGAATACCGATTCATTCCTTTTTAATCAATATCATATGGTCATTTCTTCAAAAGGCGTTTTAGATTCAGATAATGATTATTACTATTTGATCGCACATATTAAGAAAGCAACTGATCATACAAATTTTGGATCTTTAGTAATAGATGGCGTAATAGGTGAAAAAAATTATGATAGAAATTGTCATTTTCAAAGCATAATAACAAATAGAAATTTACCTTCACATTTTAATTTAGAAGAATGTTCTATTTCATCGATTTTTGGTGGAGATCCATTTATTGTATCTCAATATACAGATCTAGAACTTTATGAAAGAAATGATAGAGAGCTTTATGTTTTCTTAAAAACAACACCAAATAGTATGTTCGATTTAACGCTAAAATCAGGTGATTTATTAAAATCAATCAATGCTAAATGGTATGAAACAAAGTCTCGTCACTCACCTGAACAACAAATTTCTAACTTGACAAAAATAAAAAGTTTGATAAATAATTTACATCATGAACATTTGGATTTAAATGGTAAAAAAATAGTGTATGATTTAGAAGTTAGAAATGATTTCAAATTGAATACATCTTTTATTAATGATGGTAATTTATTGACAAAAGGACAATTTATAAGAGGAATATCATATGATATGAAGAGACTTTTGTTCGATATTCAAAGGGAAAAAGTAGATAATGATCCAAATATTATATTATCAGCAAACATGTATAAAAAAGATGATTCGTTAGATAAATCTTGGTATTTACATAATGGAGATTTTGGAGGATTACAGTTAAAACTCAAATGCGCTGATGCTATAGATAATAATAGTTATTTCTATTTTCAAGGTACAAATACTATTACAAATCAAGATGATAGTGCAATGAATACAACTCATTGGGTTTCTATAAATCAAAAAGGATTAGGTGTTCATGTTGATAAACCAAATGAATCATTGGATATTTTAGGTAATATGTCTATAAAAGATGGAAAAATAAAATTTGTTTCTATAATCGATGATAATTTGAGTTCAGATTATAATTTTTTGGAAGCATTTGAACCAACATTAACAAATGGAAAAGGAGTAAATTTCATATTTGGTAAAAAAAGGGAAAATTCAGAATATGCACAATTAAAATATATAAAAGATCAAAATGATCATAAGCGTTTATCATTAGGATTTTCACATTTAGATTTATTAAATATTTCAGATAATGATTGTATTGGATTAAATATAGTATCTCCTAAAGCAACATTACATGTAAATGGAAATGTTAAACAAGATGATGGAATGTTTGTTTCTTTGAAAAATGAAAACAAATCAGCAAATATACATCATTTTTCATGGTTTTATACATCATTTTCTACATGGGAAAAAATAGCATTATTAAAAGCAAACTTTAGTGGAAATATTCGTAACCGTGGTTATATTTTTATATCAGGTTCAGTATCATATAATGGAGATGATTTTGGATTTAAAGCAAATATGTTTTTTAACAATGTCAGTAAAGATAGCTGTTCTCAAAGTGTAACTTTAATCCAAAATAATGAAAATTTACTAAAAAATGTATTTGATATTATACTCTTGTGTGATCAATCCAATATTTTTCATTTATATGCAAGAATGAATACATCTAATGTTTTATTACAATTAGATGTTCATATATCACAATATCAAGGTCAAGGTATATTAATTTATGGTGACCAAGGCGAAAAAAATAGAAAGAAATTGGAAAATCAAGATTTTAGAAATGATAATGATTTTAATGGTTCTTCTCCATTATTCTCTATTTCCTTAAAAGATGATGCTAAAGTATTTACTAAATATACATCAGGAAACTTCACTATTGGAGATATAACCTCACGAAATAAACTGGATATAGATGGAGGTATAGGAGCAGATTATTTAAATCTTAATAATGGTCATTTAGTTACCCGAAACAATAATGATTTTATTGTAAATGGAACTGCAATTGTAAACAAATCTGGACATATAATAGGTTCTAATCTTCCAAGAGAAAGTTTAGATTTTGATAAATTAAGTTTAGGAGCAAGAGATGATATTTGGACAAATATAAATAATCGATTAATATCTAGAAATCTAAATCTTTTTTCGGACCGTGTTTCATTTTTTAGTTCAGCATTTCCTTCTGAACCAAATATATTAGAAGTCGGAACTAAATTAGTTTTAACAAGCAATATAGGAAGAGAAGATATTCCTACAAAAGTTAATTTAACTACAGGGCTTAATAATACACTTGGGATAAATGTAGATTCGCCTAAGCATACGTTAGATATTAATGGTGATTTAAATATAACAGGACAACTGTTAAAAGATGGTAAACTAATGGAAGGATATCCTTTTACTTACTATGATAATATCATTCAAACATCATCTAATATGGCTATAGGTAAAGGATTTGAAGATACAGAAGATCCATTTAACAATTCTAGTATGATCGATGAATCTTTGACAATATTTGATAGCTTTTCATTGAGTAACCATTCATCTAAAACGATCATGACAACAAGAAATGATCGTTTAGGTATAAACGAGTCTGATCCTAATTCTACATTAGATGTAAATGGAGGAATAAGTGTTAAAAATGTAGAAATAATAGATGAAAACAGAAACATTGATCATATAGAAACTTTAAATACTACTGTTTTGCATGCAAGTTTAGATCGTGTAGGTATTGGAAAAAAATCACCTAATTTTAGATTGGACGTTAAAGGTGATATAAATTTTGATGGAAAACTTTATCAAAATGGTATACCTGCGGCAAATTATTCGAATCAATGGGATGGTGAAAATAATGGAATAAACTATTCTTCTTTTGTAGGTATAGGAACTGATATTCCAAACAGTGAGATATTAAGTGTAAAAAATAGTATGAGTTTAAGCAATGAATCAGGTAAAGTTATACAAAAAATATCAAATGATGCATCTTTATTGGAAATATCTAAACCTGTTTCAACTGATGGTTTAATTATAAGAAATAATCAAGGAAATAGTATAATATATTCTCATGGAAGTAATTTAGGACTTGGATTCCCATTACCAATATCATCTAAAATACCTAAAACAACTTTAGACATAAATGGAAATATAGGAATCAATGGTACAGAAATAATAACAGAAAATATAAGCGTATCTAATATTCATGAATTGTACACAGATTTTTTAACAGTCAAAAATAATAATGTTGGTATAAATACGAGAAATCCGATAAATGCATTAACAGTTAATGGGGATATTGGATTTCATAATGAGAATACTGTTTTAAGTGTTCGTGGAAATCATCTTAATGTATTGGGTAATGGATTTGTAGCAAGTAATATAAGTATCCCTATGAGAAAAAATGAATCAGGTATTCATATAAAACCTCAAAATGATGTCACAAAAACATTGCCTTTAACAGCTTCGGATATAAATAATGTTGTTAATCATGACTTGAATACATCATTATTAATAAAAGGATTACAAGGAACTGCTGTAATAAAATCTGATTTAAACGATGTTTCTTCTTATTTGGCATTTTATGATAATCATAATCACTATGGATTTATTGGTTTAGAAGGTGATGGATTGTATGGAAAAGAGGAAAAAGGGACAATGTCGATTATATCTAAAAAGGATGTTCGGTTTGTTACCCAAAATGAGGAACATATGCGTATTCTTGAAAATGGAAATATAGGAATACACACAGCATTTCCTTCATTTTCATTAGATATTGGAGGAAATGGAATAGGAATTGCTGGAGAACAATTTGTAGATATAGAAAGAAATGCATTTGTAAATACAATTCAAATAGAAGATGTTTTAAAGACAAGAAATATCAATCCAAATGTTATAAGTGTCCATCCTTATCAAAATATAAATTTACGTTTAACAGGTATAGATGGTGGTGTAAGAACTACAGATAAAAATAGTGGTGATTTTGCCACTTTTAGCAATTTACTGAATGAGAATAGCAGAGGAAGTGTAGTAATGATAGCTGGAAGTAACATTTATTTCAACGGAACCAATAATACGGGTGGAAATTCATATTTGAATATAGCATATCAACCTATACGTAAAAACACTTCTTTATCTGGAAATTCTAATATAAATGTGGACACTTATATATGGGATGAAAAAAATGCTAATAATTTGATTGGAAATATAGACGTAATAGGTAATCATTTGGAATTAATAAATCCAAAAGGTCATGTTGGCCACACATCTTTTAGATTACGTAATTGGAATCCGTATAATATAGAAAGTTCAGCCAGTAATTTAGATAAAAACTTTTTTGAGATGTGTTTAGAAAATGACAAAAGTGAGGAAAAATTAAAATCTCAATTAAAAAGCGATCATAATATTGAATTTATACTTGACAATAAAAAAATGATGGAAATATCGTTAGATAATAATGTAAAAATACCTGAATCTTCATCATTTAGAATACATTCTTTATCTACAGGAGGTGTTAAACAGGTATATGCGGATGAAAATGGTCGTTTAACACCTAATTCTTCTGATTTAAGAATGAAGATGAATATACAAAAAATGGAGTATGGTTTGAAAGATGTATTGGATATGAATCCTGTAGAATATAATTGGAATAAATATTTTTGTCATCCAATTACATCAGAAAAAATAGATTTAACGAAAGAAAGAGGTAAACAAAAAGAATTGGGTTTGATTGCACAAGAAATACAAAAAGTTATTCCTGAAAGCGTGGGTCAAAACGTGGATAGTACATTATTTGTGGATTATGGAAAACTAGTTCCTGTTTTGATAAAATCTATACAGGAATTAGCAAAAGAAAATAAACAAATAAAATCTGTTTTGAAAAAACATTCTTTGTGGTAAAAATCAAACGAATTATGATATTATGATAATATTATGCAATTATTCGTCTTTTTTATCTTTTTTATCTTTGTTTGAATCTTTTATGACATAAAGGTAAATTTTAGATCCTTGATTAAAAACAAACATTACAATAAGAAGAGCAGTTAGAATCCAAGAGAATGTATTACATGAAGGCATTACATACGCACCATGAACGGAACATTGTACACTATAAGCTAAGACAATACCCATAATGATGATATTTATAGCATAACTTATTTTTTCGTAAGTTGAGTTTCTAAAAACAGCTTTACGGTACTTTTCATTGAATAAAGTCATAGTAACATTGATGATGATAATTGCTACAAAAATGGCCAATACTATCCATGTTTGAGGAAGGAGCTCCATTGATTGATAGAATTAACAATGTTTTATATACTAAAAACATAAAATTTTATAATTTGTGAATATATAATCATCGGAGTAAAAAGAAACCATACATTGCGGCAAATCCAAATGCTACAGTACCTATAATTATGTTTACAATACCAACATAACGTACTCTATATGGAAGTTTTCCTAAACGATACTGACCGATATACCAAATACCTTGAAAAATATTGATAATACCTATAATGATGAGGGAAATCATAGCAATCATGTTGAGTACATATTTGTTGTCCATTATGAAATATAGATCAAATCAAGATGTATTATTCTTATTTTTTAGAAAGAAAAAAGATAGAAAAATAAAATAAAACACAAAAACACAAAAACACAAAAATACAAAAATACTAAAATACAAAAACATATAAATGATTATTTGTGATTATTTATAAAAAAATTGATTTTGTTCATTTTTTTGTATTTATCAACTAAAAAGATAGATAGTAATGCAATGTACTTGGTTTTCTTGTTTTATGAAAACATCTCAACAAGGATTATTAAGTATATGTCTGGAATTCAATCCTGATAATTACGAACACAATAATACAATTGAAAATATGGAACAAAACGAAACAAAGAAAAATAAAGAAACAGCTAAAAAATCAAGAGTTTATATAGATTTCAAAACTTTACCTAGTATTATTACGATACATAAAGATTATCCTAATGATTTACAGAAAATGATAATTACAGATGGTTTGATAGAAAAGCATGTTATTGTTAATAATATTGACAATAATGATAAAAAAAGAGAGAAAGAGAAAGGAGATTATCATTATGTACCTCAAGGTATAAGATATGGTCCATACATTGTACAAGAAAACACAATCATGTTTAAACGGGATTTTTGGAATTATCCATCAATTGTTTACCAAAAAGAAAATCAACCTATAATACGTGATATCAGTTTTCGTAAAAGAGTAATGCATCAAATAATTGTAGATTGTACTTAATTATACCATACGATCTCCTGCTGTGCGACCTGAGTATAGTTTACCAGAAATTCCACATTTTTCTTCATCTTGACGTACTTCAATTGCATTTTCATATTTTTTTTCTCCATAAACTAGATCCATCTTGTAAAATAATGCACATTTGACAGAAGGTTTATGAATATTTAAATTAGGTGTCATAATTGCGTGTTCACAATTTAAACAAAGTCGTGGAGTACGATTAACTTGAGGTGTTGATGGTGTAATTTTAATCATTTTGATTTGATTGAATGATTTAAGATATTTTTTGTAGTATAATTATATACTTTTATATTTATATAGTTTACTGTCTTCATTTTTTCATTTTTTCATTTTTTTCAATTTTTTATAAAATCTTATTTTATCATTCTTTAGGTAATTTCTCATAATCAGATGCATGTAGTCGTTCATTTGTTTCTTTATGAAGATAATAATTACACCTTCT